CTCTTACAGGCAGGTAATAGTCTTCTAACATATTCATTAAGTTAAACTTAAGATTGTAGTCACCTGTATTTTGGTCTAAATAAGGAACTTTCTTCATTTGGTCAATAATACTTCTCATATGATTATCAACTTCACTTGGTGGAATGTTACCTACATCAATTTTGAAGATTCTTTTTTCAGGAGCCCTCATGATTCTATGAATCATCATTGCGTCTTCCATAAGAGTCAATTGTTTCCAAGTTTTTCTTGCACCTTCTAATAGTGAACGACCATATGGAAGGAAGTTGGTATCAGTCATTAATCTAAAGTGTGCCATTTGGTAAAACTCTAAGTAGTCTGCTTTCTTATTTGACGCAACACCATGAGCTGCACCAGCTGAACCTAGCTTAAATCTTACCTCATATGGGTTTTCAGGATTAAATCCTTCTTCTCTTTCTATTTCATAAGCTGAAAGTGGTGATACATTTACAATACCAACACCTTCTTCTATATCAAGGTGTAAAAAGTAATCACCATATTTGTTCATACCTCTAATCCATGACCAAAGATTGAATTCAATATTCAATACATCATAGAAAAGGTTTTGTAATATCTTTTTTACATTTTCATCATTGGTTTTTATTCTCAGTACATCACCCATATCATTTTTTAGGGTACATTCGTCTGAGTAGATATCTAATACAGATGCGATGATTGAATCTTTGTCCATCGCTTCATAATCTGTATATAGTTCTAGTTTGTTCGAGTGGTAGTTAAACTGATTATTATAGGTTTCCCAATGTTTTCTTGTGGTATGTAATCTACCAAACCTATCATAATATGATGAACTCCTCAAGTTACCTTGTGATTGTAGTCTTTGGGTATCAATAGCTTGTGTATTACCTTTACCAATCCTACGAACAACGACTTGAGTGTTGAATAGTTTTTTTAATCTACCAAATAATGATTTATCTGCCATAATTTAAGTTTCTAATTATATAGTATACTTCTACAATCTATAAATATACAAAAAAAATAGTTTATATCCAAATTTTATAGTAACCAAGTTAAATCTTGGTCATTACCGTGTATATCTTTCTGTTTCCAAGGGTCTCTACCAAGGTTTCTATTGCTATAAACACCTGGTTGATTCCTTTTTATATGGGTTAATGTTGTTCTTGTTAAGTCCATTCCTTGTTGTCTTAATTTTAATGCCGTATCCCTAACCCAAAGACCTGTTGAGAATGATATTACTAAGTCATCATTGTAACCTCGTTGTGCCTCTGCTCGGGATCCTGACCAAATGAACACGAATAACTCATCAATTAATCTTTTTGAACGAATTACAGGCGTTCTTTCTCTCATATATGTATCTAACTTAGATATAACAAGTGGTCTTGTTCTTGATGTCATAGAAAAACCAGGCACCATATCGTCTTTTCGTTTTAAATCAAAACCTTTTCTGAGATGGATGTCCTCATCTATATAACCTAAGTCTCTATATGAGTAATATAAGTTGGTATAGTTTCTATCAATAACTTCTTGTATTACTGCCCAACCAATATTTGCGTTTTCAATCACGAGTAATGCGTTGTTCCAATCGGTTGCAACTGAGGTTAGGAATGCTCCGTATTGTTTTGTTTCAATTTTACCTTTATATTCAGCAACCTGTTCCACATTCTCGACATCAAAAACATGAAACGCAGAATAGTCAGTAGAATCCCCACGAGCAACATCAGCCACAACAACATAATCACGAGAATAGTTAGGATAGTCCCATAACCAATAGTTACCATCAAAACCTCTTTTTTCAATAGGGTCTTTAACATGCGTCTCTTCATACCATTTTAATGTTGAACCTTCTACTACTGTATAACCTGAAGAAATAAAGTCACAATCACATTCTTGTGCTGCACCCTTTTCACCTAACAATTTAGTTTGTTGTTCTCTCCATTGTTGGTCTCTTTCAGGATGAACTGACCAATGTAGTTCTATTGGATTCCATTGTTCACCACTTTGACCTTGTAACCATATTTTATGAAACCAGTTACCAACACCATTTGGAGTTGATAAAACTATTGCACCACCACCCGTTGATAATGTTGATTGTGATGAAGTCCAAATGTCTTCTACATTATCAATGAATGCTGCTTCATCAATTACAAGTAAAGATAATGCTTCAGAACGACCTGCGTCACCTGCTGCAGATGTTGCTTTTATTTGAGAACCGTTTTTAAGTCTTAGTGATAGTTTGTTGTCTTCTTCTGTTCCACCTCTTAACCATGATGGTAAGTTTTGGTGCATGAATCTAACCTTTGTTACAAGGTTTTTTGCAACCTCTTGTTTTGTTGCGATTACTAAAACATTCTTATCTTCTTGAAATAACATCAACCATAGGGAATATCCTGCTGATAGTGTTGATATACCTAATTGTCTTGATTTTAAAATTACATTGAATCTGTTTTCAGATACTGCGTCCATTAGGTCTTCTTGAAAATCATATAGATTAAAAAGAATTTTACCACGAGATGGGTGTTGGATGTAACAATACTTTTTGAAAAAGTATACGGGGTCTTTAGCACATTTGATGTACTCTTCTTTTATAATTTGTTTGATATTCTTTGCCATACATTTACTTTTTATCCCTATCTTTCCTAAGTGAAATCTTCCAATACATTCTACCAATTACAATTGGTTGAAAGTTTTGATTTACACCCAAACCTAATCCATAAACATTATCTCTTTTTGATTTATAAAGTAAATCGCCAGATAAGAAGTTTATTTGTTTAGAATTACCACCGAGACTTACCCCACCAAAGAATTTGGCTCTATTAAGGTAAATCTCATTAGTAATAGTTGTGGTGGGTATTAATACTTGGGAGTCAAAGTTTCTGCTGAATATCTTATTTTGAGTAATGGTATCTATAATAGTAATATACCCCAAAGAATCTAACTTAAGAGTATCTTGATAGACATACTTGCTATAATAATCTTTTAAGATTTCAAGGGTGTCAATTTTTGATTTTAATACTATTGTATCTGTAATAGTCTTAGTCTCTATTATTTTCTTGTATTTGGGTACATAGACTTTTTTCTCTACTGTCAAAGTGTCATATCGTGTTTCCACTTTAGTAACAACTTTTTCAGTAGTAACATCGTCACCACCACCACAAGTTTTTAATAAGAGTAAGACACACAGGACAATAATTATTAAATTTTGGAGTCTGGTTCCAACATTCTTAAATAGTCCCATTACTATGTGCTCCTACGAGTTTATTTTTTTGTTGCTTTTTTGCCAGGTTTTCTACCTCTTCTGGTTTTACCTTTTGCAGCTGATACAACATCTTTAGTTTGTTTACCAACTTCTTTTACTGCGTCAGCAACATCACCGAGTTCTTCTTTAACTCTTTTTGCTCTTCTTTTTACTTCTTTAGCAACTTCTTTGGCGTCCTCTACTGCGTCTTCAACTTCATCTGGAATGTAGTCACCATCTCTGTCATTAATCTTTCCTTGCTTATAGAAATAATAGTATACACCTGCTCCTACAAGTAGTACACCTAAAATAATTAAAAATGTAGTCATAATTTTTCCGTTTTTTGATTATTAATTAAACTTTGATTACTAATATAAATATGGGAATAAAATTAATTAATCCCTTTTGGTATTTCTCTACAATATTCTTCAATCTTTTCTAATATATCAAAGTATTCTTGTTTTTTTAAATATTGTATAAAGTCGTTATTTGCAGATAACAAATCTTTTTTTAGATTATCCCATTGAAGATAGAATTGGTTGTTATCTTCTCTGATTGCTCTATCATAGAAATCTTTTGCACTTAACAAGTGAAATACTTGTGCTGATAACTCTTTTAAAAGGTCACCTCTTTGTATGTTATACATTTGATGGTTAAGTCCTAATGGAAAAGATATTGCCGATGTTAGTGATTGGGTAGAAAATCCTTCAACATAATTTCCAAAGTTGTCGTGTTTTTTATCCCATATCATTGAAGACAATAACCAATGTTCCATTGTTAGTTGTTCATCACCTTCTGTATAATAGTCAAACCCTTTTACAGATATACCACCTTTATTTCCTAATACAAATTCAAAATATCTATCTGTATATTCTTTTAAAAAATCCATATCGTTAAATGCAACTACTGATGTACTTACAGGTAATGAGTTTCCAAAAGATACTATTTCTCTATCAGTCCAATTAAAGTTTTTTGGTTTGTTTAGAATAGTAGGAAACGGATAATTTGTAGATGATACTGGATATAAAAAAGATACTTTAGCTTTTTCTAAGTCATCATCTTTTATATTATGTAATACTAAATCTGTATCCAATATACAAAACGGGTCTTCTTGATGTTTCATTACCCATACTTTATAAGAAGATGAATATTGTTTTGATATTTTTTTAGATGGATAAGATTCAAGAACTTTAGTATCAACATTGTCGTATAACTTTTCTATTCCAAATTTTTTGAATTCAGATAAAGTATAATCATCAACATACAATTCAATGTTAGAGTTAGTTGATACTTTAAGTTTTAAAATACTAAGTAATTGTGTTAATAAATGTAAATCGTTTAAGGGTTTACCCTCATCGAGTTTATACGCGTGAATGTACTTCATAACTTTTTATTTAGTTTTATATAAATATGAAAATATTTTTAATGAATTACCAAGTTCTACAAGCCCAATATCTTGCCTTGTGTCTTGGACCAGGATTGTCACAATTATGTCTTGACCTAAATGCTTTTCTTCTTTCAGGGTCAGATTTCTTAATTCTCATGGTTTTTTCACCACCTTTACCTTTGTGACCAAAGTTTACTTTTACTACATTACCTTTTGGATTCTTAACATAGACTTTAAACTTTTTAACATCACCTTGCATTATCTTACCAAGTTTAACATCACGACCTTGATACTCTGCTTCATTGACATCTGATTTGTATTCTTTCATAAATTCTACAAACTCTTTGACATCTTGGTAATTTTCTACATCATATTCTTCGATTGATTCTTTTTTACCTTTTTTACCTTTTGCTTTGTATCCACTTGCGAATGCCGCTCTTCTTTGTGCGTCACTTGCAAATCCTTCGTAGATAGATTTAAGATACTTTAAAAACTCTCTATCGTTTTTCATATCTTTAAAATCATCATCTTTAAATACATTCTTGATAAAATCTCTTGCGTCTTTAGAATTTTGTCTGATGAGGTCTAAGTTAGAAAATACTCCTTCATTTACACCTTCATTAAATCCATAAACATAACCAGCTTTATGTAAAGTATTTACAAACTTTGCTAAATCTTTTTTGTTTTTGAAAATTTGGATATCGAAGAAATCACTACCATCTTTGTGTGTCTTTTTTCCATCGTGGTAAGAGATTGTGTATTTTGCTTTACCAATACCATCTTTTTGGTAGTATCTTTTCTTACCTTCATCAATACCCTTTACTTTCTTTTTTACTATCATTGTGACACCACCCAAATCCTTTGCCCACTTTTCAGCGTCTTTCTTATCTTTGTAAGCTGCTGTTGTTACTGGCTTCACTCCTTTTTTTGGTGCGTACAATACAATATATGCTTCGTTTACTGATTCATCTACTTTATATTTGTAGATTACATCACTTCTATCTTTTAATTTTGTTTTGTTTCTTTGGAAATCGTAATTAGGGTTTGCAGAAGTTGCTTTTGCAAACTTACCATTCTTTAAGTAGAATGTACCAATACGAGAATTATTATCATCAGTTACATAGAATGTTGCGTTTTTCTTTTGTTTTGATAACTTAATAATATCATTAAGATTTTTAGCTTTTATGAAAGGACCATATCCTTCATTTACTGATTCGTTCTTTTCTACAAACTTAATAACATCTCTCATAGTTCCTTTACCATTGAATGCCATTTTTTTGTATGCGTCAACATATGATGATGGACCTTCTATTTCTACATAAGAGGTTTTCATTTTACCTTGTGGATTCATATCGTGATATGCTTTTACACTAACTCTTGGGTGACCACTTGGAAATATTCTTTTTAAATCTTTTTGTTGGTCAGTTATAGATTTGTAAGTATGTTTGTATTTAGCTTCATTTAGTGATTCATTTACATCATACATCTTACTATTTCTACCAACTGATACAAGAGTTAAACCTTTGTGTTTCTTACTTAACTTAGCTAATTCTTTATTTGCTTTGTTGATATCACCATCGCCTGGTCTGTTACCACCATCTCGATAATAGATTTTACCATAGTCTTGTTTGTTTTTATCAAACTTATCTACTATCACTAATAGTTCGTTTACTTTTTTATACCCACTACCATATGGTGCTGCTTTACCATCGTGATTCTTTACTACATTTTCTTTCTTCATTACAGTAAACGCAACATTTACCATTTTAGGTAAAGATAATTTTGAAAACTTTTCTTTGTTAGATTTATTAACTGCGTCATAAACTTTAACTATTGCTGATGCTGAGTATAAATCTACTCTCATCATTTTACCACTCTTTGGGTCTTTGATTTTTTTGTTTTGTTTTTTATTAACGATATCTCTTAATTGTGAAATTACTTCAGGTTCTTGAATTTCATTTACAAATGATTTTGCATAAGGATTAGAAATCACTTTACCTAACTCAGGTGTGAATCCATATTTGTCTTCCATAAACGATTTAACATTATGGTACTCTTCCTTAATGATGTGTTTGAGTTGGTTCTTATCCATGTTTACCCTTAACTTGCGTACTTCATTAATTCTTTAACTTTCTTTTCCATAGCAGGTACTTTGAGTCCGTATGTGTTTGCCATCAACTCTTTCATGTATCCTGCTTTAAGAAAGTTTTGTAATTCTTGTTTGGTAGCTACTGATGATTTGAAATATGTTTTCGCTATCTTGTCTAACTTTTCTGCACTTATCTTACCATGCATATATGCGTTCATCGCATCTTGTTTATTACTGTATATACCTTCCATTAATGGTAAAAGTTTTGTCATTTTTTGAACTGTCCTCACAAATCCTTTATAGTCTTTTTTTTGCATTTTGAGTACACCATCAATTCCTTTTTTATTCATCATTATGAATTTAGAGATAACTTTTAGTTCTTTTTCATTTGCCCATGGAAAGTCTTTTTCCCAATCCATTGAACCTTCGTTCAATGATTTCAAATGTTTGATTGTAGATTCTCTCATTGCCTTTGCTAAAGTCTTGATATACTTTAACTCGTCTTTTGCACCTTTATGTTTAGCGTATCTCTCTAATCCGAATCCCATCATGATACCTAAAGATAAGTGTAATCTTGCTTTTTTAGCTCTTGGATACTTTCTACCATATGGTGAAGAGTTAAACCAATCTAACATCGCCTGTGCCATTGGTACAGATAACTTGATTCCTTCTACTTCACGAGTCTGTCCTTTGATTACTCTTTTCAATCCACCTTCTGCTGAGATTTCATTGATTGTTGATTCCATAAATACAGTTCTACCATATCCGTCTTCAATAGAAACTCCTCTACCCTTATGCTTTTTATTGTACTTGTGATACATCTTAATCGCATCTTCAACTTTGTCATAAGATTTTGGTGAGTGGTCAACTACTTTCTTACTCATGTTTCCATGTCTAACAATAATAGTATATGGACCACCTCTTTCGTTTTTCTTAATACTTTTTTTGATTTCTGAATCTGATACTTCGTTTACTTCGGTTTCACTTTTGAAAGTTATTTTTTGACCATCAACCTCAACCTCACCATCGTTGTGTAGTTTTTCCATATCATCTTTAGATATGTTTAGTTCGTTAAGTAAATTTTTTAATCTAATCATTTTATTAGGTCTTTCAATTTCATTGACTTAGATTCGTTTGTAAACTTCTTAGCATTTTCTTTATCTTTTTTGTCAACGCCTTTTACAGGATATTTTTTTCCATCTACTTCAAATTCATTTTCGCCTTTAGCAATTGCTTTAGCTCTTTCAGCGCCAAACTCGTTTCCTTCTTTAATTTCATAATACTTTGAAAGTACTTCACCGATTTCATCATAAGTGGACTCCAGTCTTTGTTGTAGGGTATGAACTTCTGTTAAAGTCTTTTGGAAAACTTTGAAAGATTCGTTCATAGATTTCATGTGTCTATTTACTGTAACTCTATCAAACCAATCACCTGTCTCTTCAAGTGTTACCTTGTTTGCGTTTTCAACAATACCTTTGATAGCCGTATATGTTTCCATAAGGTCACCATTACGATATATTGTTTCACCAAATTTTTTGTATGCAGATACGGCTTCAAGAAATGCTTTCTTTTCTTCAGAAGTCATTTTTTGTTCTTTTTCTTCTTCACCGATATTTAGTCTTCTATAATCTTTAGTAGATTCGTTTAATAAGCTTTTTAATTTCATTTTTAATCCCTATCTAAAAACACTCACAATATCCACCAACTTCACAAATGATGTCTCTCATGATGTTTTGTGCTTTGTTATACCTATAAGTATCCTGTTTTCTCTCAATACCTTCTTTTAATACACCTTCATTTCTTGGTGACATAAATGCTCCATGAGTTGAAGGGTTTGATACGAAGTCCCAACAAATTAATTCAAAGTCATTTTCTACTGCAACAGTACCATCTTCACTAATCTGTTTTACCGAACCCATACCTCTTGATGAAATACCAACCGTACATCCTGCGTTGATTATTTCTTGTAATATTTTTCCTGCGGGTGTATTAAGAATCTCTACTGTTCCAACAACATCATCACCACGCCATTTTACATCTCTTACAATATGAGATGTATTTTTTAATTCAACTACTGAAGACTCTGGATGGTCAAGTTCACCATATGCTCTATTCTCAGCAATCTCTCTTCCCATATACTTAGTAACTTCTCTTTTTAAAATATCTTTTGGATAAACTCTACCATTTTGGTTTTTAGCATTTGCTCTTTGTAAAACACCATTAACCAGAAATCTACCATGTTGATTTTTTGCCTCTTTCAACATAGTAGGAGTTACTTCAAATATCATTGTGTCAATAAGTAGTTTTTTCATCTAGCCTTCCCATTGTTTTTTCTTACGATATAAATCAAAGAATACTCTTGCTAACTCGTGTCGAATTAGTTTTCTGATTTGTTGGATATCATTTACTTCCAACTCCTCTTTCAAGGTCATCTTTTTATTTTCATTACATCCACAAGACATATTATGCGCTCAGTTCTTTTAGTTGTCGTGCAACTTTTAACATTCTTTCAGAAATTTTTCCAAATCTTTTTTGAGTGGATTTCCAATATTGTCCATTATGAACTCCCATCTCAGTTTTAAGTTTAGAGTTTTGACTTACAATCTTAGTTATTTCCCACATCAGTCTATTAATCTCTTTAATGGAGTTATTTACTTTTTGATGAGCCTTCATTGAATCATCTTTTTTGTAATCACGATAACTTGCTTCAACTATTTTTTCTAACTTATCTTCAATCTTACTAATAGACTCTAATTTCTTAATATTTTTATTTGTCTTCTTAGA